CGCGCTGAAGGTGGTTTCTTTTTTAGGTCTTTTGATCTAAACAAATTTATGGAAGGAATTACTGAAAGAGGTGGCAACGTTGTTGGCATCCAATTTACTGGAAATAACTGCGAAATAATTTGTGAAGCAAAAACTAATGATGATGAGACTAATGTTGAAGAAGAGAGCACTACTGCGAACGGCTGAGTGGTGCGTCCTATGTGTGGCTAATGGAGTTATTGGATTCCTATTCCTTACTCTTGGATTTGCGATGGCAGTAGCCTTTTGCCATATATTTGGATTGGACACTCAATGGGCTGCAAATTTAACTGGCTACTTTGGCTAAGGGAACTATGTGCTGCTATGTGCGAATGTGCGACCGCCATTAGAAAATGTGCCGATCCTCTAAGAACTAGAAAAAACCCTACTTTATTCTAACAAACCCTTTCAGAATAAACTTTTAGTTATTATAATTACTACAATAACAAACACCTTTTATTTTAACCTTTTAATTTTTACACCATGTCAAGAAACATTAAAGACTGGATGATTAAGGAACCCGTTAAGGGTAACCAATACAAATTGTGGCGCCTCCTCCCTGGCTCCGTGTTTACTATCTCTACACCGACTGGAACTGATACCCTCCTGGTGAACAAACAAAGAGGTAGTTTAACCCACTGTCAGATATTTGACGGCGGAGAGTTTACCGCGATGGACTCTTCTGTTATAGTAACCGCTATAGGTTAACTAAAACATCGGCCGGTATCTCCTCAAGCTTATACCTTGTAGAAAGAGTAATTGGTTACATGAGAGTTCAAGTCTCTCTCGGCCGACCGTAAACTAAATACATATTTACAATATAATAATAAACAACAATTATTATGAAAGATTTTATTCAACAGTGGTATCCTATTATCTTAGCATTCATTTGCTTAATTTATTCTGTAGGATTAGGAATGACAGGTAATTTAGCAGAAGCACAATACTCTGCTCATTGGTCAGGAACTATTTTATTATTCGCGATTGCTATTCGCCAAAGACGAACAAAATGAGTTTAGGGTTTTTCCTTATAGGAGGGTTAATTTTCGCAGTGTACATGTATTTTACTATATGGAATATATTTTATAGTTCAAGAAAAAGCAAAGAAGAGAATTATCCTAACCATGACGTTACTGATTATGACGGTATGGGTAACTATGGAAGATTTCCTAATTCATCTAAAAAGTAAATTATGTTTGGATTATTTAAAAGAAAAACAGAAAACGAAAAACTCCAAGCAAAATATGAGTCTTTAATGAAAGATGCATTTAGGTTATCTAAGATTAATCGAACCCAGAGTGATCAAAAATATTTTGAAGCAGATCAAATTTTAAAAAGAATTGAAAGCAATGGCAAAGCTTAAAAAGAAATATAGTAGAAGTAAATCTGAATTACTTAAGTCTTTAAAAAAGATTCAAAGACAATCAGTAGTACTTAGTATTGAAGTAATAGAAACATCTAAGATTAAAGACCACCTCATCTATGAATGTGTGTACTTAGACAATAATGTAGAAAAGCAAATCAATATTATAGCCACAGACATTACTGAAGCTATGCAAAAACTTGAACCTTATGTTGGTGCTGGTATCCCAGACACTACAACAAATCTAATACTAGGTAGTGAGAGATATGCAAACGTACCTCTTGATCCACCTGTATAAATACCTTAAAGAAACTTATTATGACTAAAGAAGATTTTAATGGACCTAGAGTACTTGTAGACTTTTGGGCATCATGGTGTGGTCCATGTAAAGTAATGAAACCTACTGTACAAAAATTTGCAGATGATAATCCGGATATAAAGGTTATCTTCTGTAATGTGGATGAAGAATCAGATCTTGCCAAAGAATACAGTATTAGAAGTATTCCAACTCTTATGTATTTTGAAGATGGTGAAATTAAAGGAAAGAAGATTGGTAATGTTGCTGCAGGTCAAATTAAAGAATTGGTAGATGGTATCTAATTACATTATTGCATATATTACAATTGGGGTAGTGTGTGGGTTTTGTTTTGATGTTCTTTATGAGAAATTAGATATGGAACCTGCCTCTAACTTTGAAAGGGTCTTTTGGTTTATAGGTTGGCCATTTTTTATCCTAATATTTTTATATGGCATTTTTAAAGATGATGAATAATTTTTACTAAACTCTTTCAGAATACGTTTCTACCTGTTATAATTATACTATAAACAATATAACAAATATGAATAAAATTACCGCACCATTCGCATTTGCCTTTTTACTTATACTAGGCCTTGTGATTCTGGCACTGATACTTGCATGGCCTACTCAATGGCTTTGGAACTCATGCCTCGTACCGGCTATAGATGCTGTTAATCCTATTGGATTTTTGCAAGCCTTCGGATTGAATGTACTATTTTCAATTATGTTTAATAAGAACACAGTAAACCCAAAGAAAAAAGATAAGTAAAAATCAAATGCCGCTGTGGTGAAATTGGTAGACACGAGGGACTTAAAATCCCTTTCGCCGAACGGTGAGTGACGGTTCGAATCCGTCCAGCGGTACTAACCTTTAATAATAAAAAAATGAAAGATTACAAATTCAAAGTAGGAGACAAAGTTACATGGATTAAACCTATGGCAGCAGTGCCTCATCCAGAAGGAAAGACTGACCGTAACGGTGAAGTACTTCCAGTGTTTAGAGATAAACAAGAAAAGGGTCGAGTTATCAGTTATAACTATCACGGTTATTCAATCCGACCAGACTGGGCAGAACAATATAAAAATGCAATGTGCGGTGAAAGGTACTATGATGTTACTATTTCAGATAACGATAAATCTCTTAAGGCTATTTAATCATGGAAAATACAGTTGAGGTAAAAGGTAAAGATGAAGTTTGGTGGGCAACCACTAATGAATATGATCTTGAAGTAAACGGTGAAAACCTTTCAGTAAGAGTTGCTGAAAATCCAAAGAGTACTGAATTCTTTATGTGGAATGAATCTACCGGTTGGGAAGAAGCTGATACTGATGAAGGTATCATGGCAATCATTTATGAAGCATGGAGTAACGGAGAATTAGATTAAAACATTTGGACCAGTAGCTCAGTTGGATAGAGCATCTGCCTTCTAAGCAGACGGTCACAGGTTCGAATCCTGTCTGGTTCACCAAAGATTTAAATATGAAAATTAGTTTAACTTCTGTTTGTGCTCAAGTTTATGTTTTACCAACCATTAAGTGGACTTATGATAAGTATCTTTATGGGCATAGAAACATTGAACTGTGGTGGTGGAAATGGGGAATTGAAATAAGTTATGGAATACAAGAATAGATACAACGACATTTACACATTTACTTTAGATGAGGATAAGAATATCCTTTGGGAGGGAGATTTTAAATACTACCGCTCAGGATGGCCTAATGTTTATAAAGAAGCCTACCAAGCATACTGCAAAGATGTAGGATCTAAAGGTGAACGTCCTATGCACATAGATTCATTTAAAGAAGCTGTTCATGAATCGGCTTATGATGAAAACGAAAGCTATGTAGGACCAGGACCTATTGCAAAAAAATACGGATCATTAGTTTATTCCGATAAAGATACTATTGGTATGATTGATCCTAGTGGAGGTCCTTATATTAATCTCCACCAAGACCTTTCTTGGTTAGGTGAAGAATTTAAAGGCCTTTGTGTAGGTAGTCTTGTACCTATAGATACAGGTTTTAGAATTGGTACCTATGGCAAATATGATCACCTAGCAGATACTAAAATCATTGGCGGTATAATTAATACAGCTGAGTAATAAAAATAAAAGAGTATGGGAGGGGGGTATAAAAGGTTAGTAGATAGTATTAAACTCAATTGGGAATTTGAGTGGAGATATTATTATAGAGACTTTAAACAGGGTGTCAAAAATATCTTTTACTGGTTGCCGATAATTTGGAAAGACAGGAATTGGGATCATCATTACATTTATACAATCTTAGAACATAAACTAAAAGCACAATCAGATTATATTAGTGGGATGGGTAGACATACAACCGCTAAACGTGATGCTGAGGTAATAATGATATGTGTTAGATTATTGGATAAAGTTAGGGAAGGGTTTTATAGTTCAGAGTACATGGATTATCATAAAACTAAAAGCTGGTTTGAACCTTGTGAGGATAAAGAAGGATATTCAACTTGGGAATCTAGAGAATTGTCAGAAAACTTTGATGAGTATTTTGCAAAATATCCCTTAATCTATAAAAGAGTTCTCAACGGAGAAGGTCCTTTTAAACCAGATGGACCTGAAGATAAACAAAGAATTGCAATGAACATTGGTCATATCAATGAGAAAAGGGCAAACGATCTCTTATTTAAAATAATGAGAGATAACATAACAAAATGGTGGGATTAAATCAATGATAACTGGAGCGCAACCTAAAATATTACTAACCCAAGATGAGGATGGTACCTTAAAAATAGAGGAAGAAATGTGTAACCTATTATATGGAGAAACGGAAAATAATTGGAAACTGGTTCGGGAACGAGATGGTCTAACTAAACAATCTAAGGAAGTGATGTGGGTTGAATGGAACGAAGATGGTACATTCAAATCTAAACATGATGAACCGGCAATTGGTAGAAGTTTAATTATGTCTCCATTCAATGATTTCTTTACATGGCAAACTACTGACATTACAGAAATTATAGAACAAAAAACCGACTATGTAAAATTCAAAACAGGTAATAGCACATACGAATTATATTTTAAACAATAAACACCAAAGAGAATTAAATATAGGTAGTGGGAGAAAAAGGGTTAATAGTATCGTATGCAAACCAATAACCCCGAAAAACACGGTGAAAGTCCAGTTGTTAGGTGTACTTAGCCATTGCCTATATTTAATTCTTCTGAATAGTGAAACTAAATTTAAACTAAGTATATAATAATAAATCCAAAAGGATTAAAAAGTTCTATGAAATTATGGGAAGGCACAGAACGGAAAACTTTAGGTAGCTCCTAAATGATTATTCCAATTATGTGTAGATGCGTGGCCGAAAAATTCCTGAGCAAAAGGGAATAAGGCACTAAGTTAGAACGATGGTTCGCTGATGACTCAAATGAGGAAACAGAACTGGAGTAATTACCAGAACTTAGGTTCAATGCAATAAAAATCTAACAGAGATTTTGCAAAGACTTCTAGGAAGGCAGACCGCCGAAGCCTAGTTAATGACTGAACAACGCAAAGAGTATGTGGCGTAAGGTACACTTGAAGGTTATGATGACCAATTACGATGATTAAACCTCGGCCGGTTTAATTAAGTAATAGAATGGCAATTCAAAAAGTGGTAGTCTAATTTAAAGCAGCTCGCAATGATGAAGGTATTCTCAAGCCCTTCCGTATCGTCTTCCCTTATTGTATTACAAACTAAACCTAATGTCAAAAGTAAAAACAATTACAATAAGCGGTAAAGTTTCAGAGTATGATGTTAAATACACTAAAGCATATGTATCAAAAATCATCTCATCTCAATCAGACTTATATCAAGAATTAATCCCAGAATCCCTTCCATACAATGCAGTAAAGGAAATTTATGTAGATGGTATTTTAGAAGCTGAGCTAATAGGAAGTAATTTACTCTATGTTCAAAAAAGACCTAAACACGACCCTTACGTTGATCGCCATGAGCCACCAACTGCAGGTATGGGTAGATATAAAGGTCATACAGTTCCAGAAGAGTTTGATGAATCTCATGCACTAGACATGGTTTTAAATGATATGGTTGAAAACATGACCGACGAGGAGATAAGAGAAATGTACTTGGACGAAACCACTGAAGAAACTACCAATAAGAGTATTTACCTACAGAGTGTTACTTCCCCTCCACCTTACTGGGTAACTGATACTACAGCAGGAGATGTGGAGATAAACTACACTTCTTAAAATATATAAAACAAATTAAATAAAGATATGATTAATATTTATGGAACTGGTGTTTGGGCCACAAAAATTACATCACTACTTAATGTAGGTGAGTATAGTCAATACAATGATAGCGACTATGATCAAGCAGGACCAGGTGACTGGGTAATAGCATTAGAAAACGGCGAAGATAGAGTTGCGATAGAGGATGGTAATTTACAAGGATCTACATTTTATCAATTATTTAAAGGTTGTAATAATCTCAACGGATCAACTGTAGGGGATGGTGCTACAATCGGATGCTGTACTTTAATTAGACCTGGTACTACAATTGGTAAGCAATTTTATATTGGAGCTAATTGTACGGTGGATCTTAATTGTGTAATTGGTGATGGTGTGACTATTGGTGATAATGTAGTAATAAAGGAAAGTACTACTATTCCTGATAATACAACCATTCCTTCAGGTTCTATTTGTTTTATGCTAGGTGGAGTACTTAGAGTTAGAACACTAGATTAATTTACATTTAATGTTTCATTAAAGGCCGGTTTATCCGGTCTTTTTTAGTTTTATAAAGAACTAAGAAATTTCTCTCAAAAATCTCCGTCTTTAAAAATAAATAGTAAAAATAGATCTATTCAATATGAGATACTTAATTAGCATGTTAATTGCATTGGTTATGTTAATGCCTACTAATGCGAATGCTCAAAATGATTCATTCTTTAGTAAAATTTATCAAGACTTTTTAAAGTATGGTACTGTGTATGGTGCAGGTGAAATTAGAAATTCTGTAGAAGCTCCATCTCCTACATACTTTGTTAGAACAAATGCAGACGGTTCATTATATTCGATTCCTGATGTTGTAGATAATACACCAGCATTCCCTTTTGATTATAGATACGGTTTTGGAATAAGAAAGCTTGCAAGATTTGATTATGAAAGAAAGCCTAGAAACTATTATGACGGTACAGAACAACAATTAGCATTTACTGCACCGACATCTGCTGTGACTGGTTTTGAATATCAATTCCATTTAGAAAAAGAAAGATGGCAAGGTAGAGAATTTGATAATCACAGATTCTTCTTAAAGCATACAGGTAAATATCATATTGTGAAAGCTGAAAGTAGAGAGGTTGGTAGAATTAATTTAAAATATCAATCAGCAGAAGCCAGAGCAAGATTACCTATAGGTGAAAAATTCTCGCTATCTGCTGGTGCTATATTTAGAACTCATGATAGAGCTTATGGTTATAATCCTATTGAGATATGGTTAAATGAAACTAATGATTCAGGTTTTCCAACTAATTACTGGTATGAACTAGGATTTGAATATGGTTATGATGACATATTTTATACACGTGAAGATGAAAACGGTAACGAAGTAAATGATTGGTATTGGGTTGATTCTGAAGGTAACGAAGTTGCTCAAACTGATTTAGAATTTAGAGAGACTATATTTCCTCAGCTAATGAACCGATTTAATAATGAAGTATGGAGTCAGTTGGATAGGTTTGGTGAAATTGCTCCTGTTGTAGGTTTTGATTTTTATCATTACAAAGGTAACTTCTGGTTGCATGCTTACGGTAACTATATCTTACCTTATCATAAGTATGTTATGGGTGATGAATTATGTTCCTACTTAAATAGAAACAATTGGGGTAAAGGTGGATTAGTAAAAGATTCTGAATTAGAACAATGGTCTGATTATTCCTTTGGTGCTAGCTTTGGATGGAAGGTAGGAAAAAATCTTGGTGTGTTCGTTGAAGGTGAATTCAGTAAAATGTGGGATAGTAAATTATATCAATCTACGTTTGGTTTAAATTATACATTTAAATAATGAAAAGAAAAATAGTAACATTAGCATTAGGTTCAATATTATTATTTGGTTGCGGTTCATCTAAACCAGTATCTGATGACTGCTGCAAACCAACTGTAACTGAGAGCCATCATGAAAGACAATTAAACGGCGTGTTATTTGGATTAGTAACATACATCTTGTTTTCTATAGTTACTGCTAAATAAGAATAGATTAAAATGGCAAAAGAGTTAAATGAAGATATTGGATTTAAGGTAAGTATTAAAACCTTAGTAGCTATTGGTGCTGCTATGGCAACTGTTATAAGTATGTGGTTCGTATTACAAGCTGATATTGACGAGGCTAAAAAATTACCTAAGCCTGTGATTGAAAGAATGGAATTTGATATGAAAGACGAATTAATTAGGCAGACTATAATGGACACCCAAGAAGACGTTGAAGAAATGAAAGAACAGTTAAAGAAGATAGATGAACGTCTGTATGAATTACAACAAAGACGATAATATGAAAAATATTTTACTTATATGTTTGTTATTAATAGGTACTTCAGTATTTTCGCAAAGCTGGGTAAGCGATAATAACTTTGATACTAAGGTTACAGGTTATGAAGCATTTGAAGACAATTCTGTACATGATGTAATAGTTGTAGAATTTTGGGCAGAGTTTAATAAAGACAATGCGTTTAAAGATTGGAAAAAGATTAATGATTTAAATGGTGTAAAATATTATAGGTGTAATATAGCCACATCACCTAAATTAAAAAGCGATCTTAAAATTAGAATGGCACCAACTATACTTATTTATCTTAGGGGTGATGCATATATTAAATTTACAGCAAGAGCAGGATTAGATCTTAAATGCCCTGTTGATTATGATAAGCTTATAAAAGCAATTGAAGTTGTAAAAAGAGAATCACAGTATTAATGTGAAACAAATAACTTCTTTACAATATAATTAAATATTAATAAAAGAAACTAAAGAAAAACTGTGGGCATGTCTGCTCACGGCTAACATTTGAAAATTTATGATAATTAAAGTACTAGATTCATTCTCATAAAAGTAAAGTGTTTAATACCGGCTTCAAAAACCGGTTCAATTTTATTTTAACCAAAAACAAATTTTAAAAATGAAAAATTTTATTTTAACTTTCGCTCTAACAATCCTAGTAGGTTTTGGAGCAAACGCGCAAAATGCAAAAGGTGATTGGTACGTAGGTACTGGTGACGTTGCAAATGTTGCTTGGACAGAGTGGGCAGTATCACCAACATTAGGTTATGGAGTATCTGATAAACTAATGATTGGGTTAGGTGTTGCACAAGCTGATTCATCAGAAGATCTTGGTGTTGATATACATGCAAGATACTTTGTTACTGCCGGAGAGCAGGACTTTTTCCTATATGCAGGGATGAGTGAATTTGAAACTGATAACCTTGAATTAGGAATCGGTAAAATGTTCACATTCCATAAAGATGCATTGTTTGTTGATCCGAAATTGGTTTACCATACTGGAGCAAAAACAACTAATCTTACATTAGGATTTGGATTAAGATTCTAATCTAATATACATAACTCAATAAAACCCAGGATTCTAGGACCCTGGGTTTTTTGTGCTTAAACCTTTTTACTTTTTTACATATAATAATAAATAGTACTACTAACATTAAAAAACAAAAATTATGGAAACACTTTATTTTACTTTAGGTATACTGTCGGTCCTAGTTATTCTAGGGGTGATTGGTATTGTTAAGGTTTGGAACAAAGTTTCAAGCATTGAATTAGTTGAGAGAGATCTTAATGATTATATCGGTGATACCGCGGATGACCTCAGCGAAGAATTAGAAAAATTACAAAAATATATTGATGAAGAAGTCAAACATATTGATATTGAATTTAGAGGTGAAGTTGATGAATTCAGTAAATATGTAGATTCAAGACTTGATAAGTTTGAGAATAAGATTATCAAAAGGCTTGAAAAATTAGAAGGGAATGTAGGAGCATTCTTAGTAAAGAACAATAGATAATAACCTTTAGTAGTACTATGTCCCTTGGTGTAATTGGCAACACGTCTGGTTTTGGTCCAGAAGAGTATAGGTTCGACCCCTGTAGGGACAACACACGGGATGTAGCGTAGCCCGGTTATCGCGCCGCGTTTGGGACGCGGAGGTCGCAGGTTCGAATCCTGCCATCCCGACTAAATATATAAAGTATGATAATAATTAAAAAGAACGAAAGGGACTCTATAGATAGAATGCTTAAAAGATATAAGCAAAAACTAAAGAAGACTAAACAGATTAGAAAAATTAAAGAAGGTAAAGAATATACAAAACCTTCTACTAAGAAAAGAGCACAAAAGCTAAAAGCTATTTACATTCAACAGCTCAGAGACCAAGAACAGAAAAATTCTTAGAAATTCTTTCACTTTACATACTTACCTGTTATATTTAAATAAAATAATTAAATATGGAATTGAACATTAACGAATTTGATCTTGACGGTACAAAAAATACTATCGTTTTTGATTTAGATGGTACACTTGCCGATATTGAAGAAAGGCGACAAATTTCTACAAAGAGTGATGGTAAAATGGATTGGGATAAATTTTTTGATCCTAAAAACATCGATTTAGATAAACCTAATCATCCAGTTATTTTAATGTCAAAAATTCTTAGGTCAGCTGGGCATAAGATTGTAATTCTATCCGGAAGGAGCGAAGCAACAAAAGATGCTACAATATCCTGGTTGAATAAAAACGGTGTACAGTTTGATCTTCTCCAAATGAGACCGACTACTACTAAGTTTAAATGGATGAAAGATGATCTATTAAAAAAGCATTGGTTAGATACCTTACTTAACAAAGATGATATTCTCTGTGTCTTTGATGATAGAGATAAGGTGGTTCAAATGTGGAGAGATAATGATATTGATTGTTTCCAGGTAGCTGACGGTAATTTCTAATAATGGAAAAGAAACTAAAAAGAGGTAAAGACCGTGTGTTAGGTGGTGTTTGCGATGGGTTAGGTAATTACTTTGAAGTAGAACCTTTATTATGGAGATTAGTATTTTTAACTATGTTCTTTATTCCAACATTTCCATCCTTTTTATTATACCTTGTATTTTGGATAGCAATCCCAAAAGAAAAATAATATGAAAAAGTTTTTAAGAAAATTACAATCTATAGATATATTTCTGGGCATCGCATTAGTGTACTTTTCATTAATGTTATTTGCTTTATTATTAACTTAAAAAAAGTGTATGATATTTAAATACGACAAAGAAAGGCTAATGTATAGTGAGTTATGTATAAAGACATGGGTTCTTTATCTTTTATCAATTTTATTATTAATTGCTATCATTGGATTTTCCATAGGTAGGAATACAGCAAAAGAGGTAATTATTGAAAATCTTCAGGAAGGGGAAACTCAAATTTTTATTGCCGAGGTTGATACCTTTTCACAGGATAGGTTAGTGTCTATGTTAAATGATCTTAATGTTGACTACCCACACATAGTTATGGCACAATCCATTTTAGAAACTGGTCATTGGAAAAGTGATATCTTTTTGGAGAACCATAACCTTTTTGGTATGAAGCAAGCAAGGCGTAGAATTACCACGGCAGAAGGTACCTCAAGAAATCATGCTTACTATAATCATTGGAGAGAATCAGTATACGACTACGCTTTTTATCAATGTAGGTATTTAAGCAAATTAGATTCAGAGGAAGAATACTTTGAATACTTAGGTGCAAGTTATGCTGAAGCAAAAAACTATGTTAATATGCTGAAACAAGTAATTAAGAAAAATAACCTAGAGGAACTTTTTAAATAATAAAAAGCTATAAGACTAAAAGGCCACTCATAGAGTGGTCTTTTTTAGTTTGTATGTAAACCGGTTTATTATTTTTCTATACCTTGTAATCTTTTACTCATTTCCATAGCTGGGATCGGTGTTCCTACAGGGTATGGAAAACCTTCTTTAGCAGCAGTTATTGAAGTTTGTCCATTTTTTACAGGAACTGCTTTACGTAATGGTACAGCTGCCTCATTAAGTGGTCCATAAACTTTAGCTAATACAATACCTGTTGATGTAGTATCAAAAATAACGCCTGGCATAGCAAACATATTACTTTCACTTGTTGCAGGATTACTTAAATCAATTATAAACTTTCGGTTATTTGGATTCATCCATTCCCAACTTTTAGTATCAGGATTAAATTGAGGAATTGTGTCAGTTGGTGAAAAGTACCAGAAATAAGACCATACATATTTTCCATCCCATACAGTACTGCCATCATTTCCTGGATATTCAAAATCCTTCTTAGTATTAAACTCACCTTTAGTTCCAGTTACTTCACCCCAGCTAGGACTTACTCCTGTCATTGCTAAACTAGCAATTGACTTACCATCTAATACCGGACATATAGCACAACCTTCATCGTACTCTACACCCTGGACTATAATTTTGTTACCTGTAGGTATTGCACCTGATGCTCCACAAAATGCATAAGCACCTTCATGGATTTTTAATATTCGATCTTCTTTAACGTCGGAGCAGCTAAATAGCATTGTAGCTGCAATCATTAATAATAATAGTTTTTTCATTTTTTGTTTTTTATTTAATTAATAGAAATTATCTTTCCATTCTAATTGCTATTCTCATTAGGTTACCTAATGCATTACCTAAGATTCTTTTTTCTCTAGGTGTTAACTTTTTAAATAATTTATGAGCTTTCATGGCAGGTTCTATATCTTTGTAACTGCGAATGGTATACTTAGGATCATCAAGACCTATTTGTAAATCTAAGTCTCGGAATATCTCCATTCCTTCGTCTCCTAAACCATCAGTAGTTTTTCTACCTTCAGTTACATTAGATGTTTTCCAATGTTCACTATCACCTTCACCGCGAGTAGGATGTACATCATTAAAGCCTTGATATTCTGGTGTACCAAATGCATTGGTTTCCATCCCTGCCATTTCATCCCAATAGTTTTTGAAATCTTTTACCGTACCTTTATAGTGGCGGATCTTACTTAAATCTTCTCTTTCTTGATTATCCATTATTTGTTTAGCGTTTTTAATAATTCATCCATGTCAATTGTAAATGCGTAGCCTGCACCTTTGTAAGTATTGTCAACACTTACTCTAATAAACTGTCTATACTTTTTTAATTGATCATTTAACATATCTTCTATATCTTTAGCAATTGCAGTTTTAGAAAATCCTGATTCTATTTCTTTATCTAATTCTTTACCGCTTGCTGCCATTGCTACAATATAACCTGACATTGGCATATGTGATAGTCTATACTTAACAGCAGTATCAGCTGTTGCTACCATAAAGTTTTTTTCATTTAAGAATTCATCAAACTTACCTATCATTACTTACCGAATTTTTGTTTAAGTTTATGGATTTCTGTTTGTACCTTTAAACCTTCAAGGTCAATTTTATCCATTTTGATTTTTAATTCATATAAAGCAATTGCATAATTATCACCTCTATCCTGAGCAGCTCTATATCTTTGGATATTTTCTTTTTCTCTAGCTTTTAATCTAGCAGCAGCCTCATTAGGTTTAAACTCGTAATCAGATGCTTCATTTAAATAGTTATTAAATTTAGGTATCATATTATACTTTATAGTTTTTAAGAAGGTCTTTTAATTCTACAATATCAGCAGGATTTAATTGTACATAATTTCTTCCTATGTTTATTTGCATACATTTTCTACCTAATCCAAAATCTTCAATATCCTTAGGTCCAACGAAGGTAGTTATCTGTGCATTTGCATCACCTTTAATTCCTGCTTGGTTCCATGAACTAATATCAGTTCCTTCATTAAGAGTAGATTCAGACATTGAATAATTTTCACATGCTTCATCTATCTTATCATTAATATGTTTCTTTGCTTCTTTTATGTAAGCCTCTGCAGTATGTTCTGGGTTATCATTACTTTCGTAACTGTTTGCCTGTTCGGCTACATGATTAGAACATTGTTCTACCGGGCCAACTATTGCATCCATATTATATCCTGTTTCTTTATACCCACCACCGAGTGAAAACTGTGCAGCACTATTAGGTGCAAAACCAACAGGAACAAAATCTTCAAATAAAGGTACTTTTGCCATTATGTTTAGTTATTTTTGTTATTTGATTATATATTCATGAAACTAACTCATAAAATAACATATAAAAATAAACAACTCATTATGAAAGATTTTTATAGAACATCTGCAGGAAGGAGATTCTTTGAACAGGATGTGCCTGCATTAGTTGAAGTATTACAAAAAATATCTACCCAATTAGAAAGATCTAATGATATAGCAGAAAAGAAAAGAAGAGTAGATGAAAAATTAAAAAAGCTTCAAATTAAAAATGTCAACGAAAAATAAAAAAGACATTACTTATAACGAGTTCATAAATCATATGAATGAAGGTAATAAGGTCTATATGAAAAAACCTAGATCATGGCAAAAGATCTGGTTTTGGTGGGAATCAAAAAGAGAAAAATGGTTTCTTAATAAAGCATATGATAAAAGACAGGATGGTAGAGTAGAAAGAGAGGATTCAGTATGGATCACTGCAAAGGATATGCAAAGTCACATGGATCATTTAATAAGACAAGGATATAAATATCATATAGATGAATAAATTACTTTTAGCTTTTTTGCTCTTCTTTATAGGGCAAACATTAATATGGGTACAAACCAACGGGCAATTTGTCTGGGAATGGTTTAAAAAGCACCCTCTTTTAGTTTCTATTTTTATGGGTACTAGTATAAGTTATGTTTTAATTTTTGCAACTAAATTAATTGTAGAATACTATGATGGGTTATTATGGCCAGGAAGATTTATCGCATTTGGCTCAGGTATAATATCATTTACATTTTTAACTTGGTACTTTCTTGGTGAAGGTATTACAACAAAAACAATTGTATCTCTGTGCCTAGCATGTAGTCTAATAGGTATTCAGCTTTTTTGGAAATGAAAGACCCTTATAAAATATTAGGTGTAGATGTTAATTCTACTGAGGGAGAGATTAAGAAGGCTTATAGAAAATTAGCAAAAGAATACCATCCTGACAAATCTTCTGGAAATGAGGAGAGGTTTAAAGAAATAGCAGATGCATATGAAACTTTAGGTGACCCTAAAAAGAAACTACAATATGATCAAAGAGGTCGTAATCCATTTGGTGGATTTGATGAAGGTTTATTTGAAGACTTTATAAGGACAGGTGGGGGTGGTTTTGGAAATCCTGGTTTTAGTGGATTTAACGGTAGGCATGGTTTTAGTACAAAGGGATCAAACATATCCGCACAAGTTTACATAACATTGGAACAAGCATATTACGGATGTAGTAAAGAATTAAGAATAGGTACAAGGGTTGTTAGTGTTGATATTAAAGCAGGTGTAAAGCCTGGTCAGAGAATGAGGCTAAAAGGATTAGGTCAACGTGGAATGACTGAAGATCAAAACGGGGATCTTATTTTAACTATACTTATACAAGATGATCCTAATTTTTATTTAGATCAAAAAGGTTTGCATACAATAAAACATATAGATTTATATGATGCATTGTTAGGTGGTAAAGGTGAGGTAAAAGTATTTGATAAAACTATAAGTTATACGATCCCTAAATGCGTTAAGAATGGAACTATGCTTAGGATAAAAGGCAAAGGGTTTCCTGCTTATAATAATCCACAAATACTAGGAGATTTTTTTATTAACATTTTAGTTAACTTACCTAGTACATTATCAGAAGAACAGGAAGAGTTAGTTAAGAAAATGAAAGAAATAGAAAATGGACTTTAACAATGATGAATTTATGAAGTCTTTATTGGACCAATTAGAAAATACTAGTTGGGATCAATATATGAACCTATGTTATAATACTATTATAATGTTTCCAGACCAAGTATTGCAATATGATGAAAAAACGGCTAAGCATAAAATTAAAAGTTTAGATAAAATACTTTCACATTTTGAAGATAAGGAAGATTTTGAAAAATGCGCTAAGCTTAAGGAGATACAGGACAAGATAAAAAATTGTTAATAACTTTTAGAAAAAAGTCCTAGAAAAATTTTCAATTCCCAATTTTTTTTATTATATTTATAATATAATTAAATAAACGGAATATGACTGAATACACAAACATTACTTATCTACAATCATTCTTGGATGAAATGCGATCTTCCTCTTCAGGGAATCATAAAATTGCAACCCTTAAAAAGTATGCCGACAATTCTGAGGAGAATGAGGATAGAGAATTTCTTCAAAAAGTTTTCTTCTATACTTACAATCCTTATTACAAATACAATGTTACTCCAAAGAATTGTAAAAAGAATTCAGATCTTGTAGGCCATCCTAATACTTACGGTAGTATCTTTACCTTATTGGATGATCTTAGAAATAGGGTCTGTACTGGTCACTCTGCAATTGCTAATGTAAATCGCTTTGTTAAAGAATGGCCACAATGGGAGACCATCATTTATTCAATTCTTAACCGAGATTTAAATATGGGATGTGGTACTACCTCTATCAATAAGGCAATCCATCCAGATCTTATTCCTACCTTTAAGGTGGCTTTGGCAAATGCCTACAACCCTAAGAGAGTGGATTTTCAAAGCGGAGAATGGTACGGTTCTAGAAAATTGGATGGTGTCCGTTGTATCTGCCGTAAAGAAATGAACACGGTTACCTTCTTCTCAAGAAACGGTAAAGAATTTGAAACTCTAGGTAAACTTGCCGATGAAATTTCTAAGATAGGTGGAGACTTTATCCTAGATGGAGAAATCTGTATGGTTGATAAAGATGGTAATGAAGACTTCCAAGGAATTATGAAACAAATCCGAAAGAAGAATCACCAAATTGAAAATCCTAAATTCTTTGTATTTGATTACTTAACCTTAGATGAATTTGATGATAAGATTGGAACTACACCGCTTACCGAAAGACTCCGCAACGGATATGATCATATTCCAGAAAATATCAACTCAGATATGTTGGAATTCTTACCTCAAGTTCAATTGACTACCGAAGAACAGTTTACCGAAATGGCTAAAGAAGCTGAAGAGGCAGGATTTGAAGGAATCATGGTTAGAAAGAATACCGGGTATGAAGGTAAGAGAAGCCACAATCTTCTAAAGGTTAAAAAATTCCATGATGCTGAATACACGGTATTGGAATGCGTTAACGGTACCATGAGATGGACGGAAAACGGAAAGCAGATTGAAAAGGAAGGTCTAAGTAATATCATTATTGAACATAAAGGTAATAAGGTAAGTGTAGGATCTGGATTCTCAAAAGAACAAAGAGAACACTACCTCAACAATCATAATGAACTAATCGGTAAAACAGTAACTGTTCAATATTTTGAAGAAAGCCAAAATCAGAACGGTGGATATTCATTAAGGTTCCCTGTTGTAAAACACATATATGAGAATGGGAGGGATTGTTAATGTATCCATTCCATATCTCACCTGTAGTAAGAGAAAAGAAATTAAATAATATATATTGTATGGAACTATTTGAAGTATATAGCAAAGGAAAAGACATAACCGTTTTTGATGTAGATGATACTTTAGTTGTTACCAAAAGTAAGATTAAAGTTTTCAATCCAAAAACAGGTTATGAGATTGAGCTTACACCACAAGAATTCAATACCTTTAAAACTAAGGCTCATGACAAATTTGATTTTTCTGACTTTAGAGATTTAGAAATTCTTAAAGGTGGTAAAATCATTGAATGGGTTTTCAATATCTTAAAA